GGACAAGCACCAGTATTTAAACTGGACGATAGGAACGTGCGTTAGAGACGGCGGTCAGGTGTGGAAGCTATTGCAGCCCTATGATTCGACCATATACAAAGACCATCCGAAAGATATGCGAGCGCAATGGGGATTATGCCATACGAAAAATCCGCTAAAAGCTAAACCGTATGTGGAACCGCTGGGCCAGTCAGGAATGTATATGAAAGATGAATGTTGTATTGCCAGTGATGGCAAAACATATAAATCAAAAATTGATAACAACGTATGGGAACCTACCGGGTATCCTGATGGTTGGGAGGAAGTGGTAATGTGAAAAAGTTAATAATAGCGATATGCGCCGTGATAGTCGGGATAGTAGGCTGTACGGCGTATTTCATTTCCGGAGCAAAGCCTAAAGAACCTAAGCCTGTAGATTACACGGTATATGTATATCCAGACGGACATGCGCAGATAAATGTGGACAGTATAAATAAAATAATACAAACGCGTGAAGATATTATGGCGGGCAACATGGAGTTGAAGGCAGGAACTATAATTCTACCCGGAAATGGGAATCCGGTGTATTACGATTATCCAAGGAAAGACACAGTAATTATAGAAGGTGAATAATATGAAAATAAAATGGAAATTAAGACTGCAGAATAAGGCCACATTGATTGCATTGTCAACAGCGATAATAGCATTTATATATCAGATATTGGGATTAATTGGCATAGCGCCAAGCATAAGTGAATCTCAGATAGTAGAATGCGCCGGTATGCTGATAAATATATTGGCTATGCTGGGGATTGTTATTGATCCGACAACAGCAGGTGTAAATGACAGTGCGCAGGCGTTAAAATATGATGAGCCTAAAGGAGGAAAAATAAATGGCTAAGATATATTTAGATCCGGGCCATGGCGGAAGCGATCCCGGAGCAGTGAAATATTTAAATGAAAGAGACGTTAATTTGGTAATGGCATTGGCGTGCAGAGATTACTTGCAAGCAAATGGAGTGACAGTAAAAATGTCCAGAACCAGTAATGAGACAAACACCAGTATTAATAGTATGGCAAAGGAAGCTAATAGTTGGGAAGCAGATTATGTTGTATCCATTCACAATAATGCCGGCGGTGGTGATGGCTTTGAGGTTTACCATACCATAAACGGTGGCAAGGGTAAAGATCTTGCAAAAAATATTGAAGCAGAAGTAAAAAAGATCGGACAAAATAGCAGAGGACTAAAAACCAAGAAAGGCAGTAATGGTGATTATTTTGGAATGATCAGATTGACAAAGGCTCCTGCGGTTATCTGTGAAGGCGTATTTGTAGACAATGCTACAGATGTAAAGATCGCAGATACTACAGCAGAACAAAAGGCGTTTGGTTATGCGTATGCAAGAGGGATATTGAAAACATTGGGGATTACGGATAATGGAATGGAGGACACAGAGCAGCATTCGGGAAGCTATCTCGTAAAGGTTACTGCCAAAGACCTATATATCAGAAAAGGTCCGGGAACAAACTACGAAAATAAAGGATTTATCAAACCGGGAGTTTATACTATAGTAGAAACACAGGGCAATTGGGGCAAGTTAAAATCCGGAGCTGGATGGATATGTCTGGATTATGCTAAAAAAATATAAAGGTGACAGAAATGGACTGGCAGATGTTAATGGCTATAGGGGGCGGCATTGTTCTTTTGGGCAATGTCGCCTCTGTTGTTAAAAATATTGTTTCCCCGGGTTTCCGGTTGAAAGATATGGTGGACAGGAACAGGGAAGCCATAGACCGCCTAAAACGGCATGAGCAAAACGATTTTGAGTCTTTAGAAGAGATAAGGAGCATGTGTAGGACGCAGTGTGTCGTTATGATTCAGATGTTGAATCACATGATAGACGGAAATCACGTTGAAAAAATGAAAGAAACTCGAAAAAAATTGCAGGATTTGTTAGCAGATATAGAAAAATAACAGTTAATCTATAAAAAATAATCCTCTCCATTAAAACTAACTGAGAGGATTATCTTTTTATTAAAAATTTTTCTTATGCATTTATAGTATTTAATATATTATAAACATATCTTAGAGTGCTGAAGTTTTAAAAGGAAATTCTTTTGTATAAAAATTTCATCTATAAATTAATTTTTTAGATCCTGTATCAATATGTCGGTACGAATGCCGATATGTTGGTATTTACGCAGGCTTGAGGCAGAAATTATGCTTAAAGGAAAGGAGTACACTATGAAAATCCAGGAAAATATTAAATGCAATTTAAGATCTATAATGAAAAAGAGAAATTTATCTTTAACTGAATTTGCTGAAGATCTGGGAATTGCCAGATCTTCGTTGCAGCGTTATTTGGATGGAAACTCAAATCCACGTGCAGATACTATACAGCTTTTTGCTGACAGATTAAATATTCCTGTGGAAATTTTGGTTGGAGGCTTTAAGCCTGAATATGCGAAAACTATTGATGATCTTCCTGAACTACTTGTAGATCTCCATTCTCATTTAAAGAGTATGTCTGAAGTTTCTTATAAGTTGCATCTAACTTGTGATGCCTTGGACGAAATATTATTCGGTGATTCTGATGAAGATTAATTTATTATGGATGCTGGAAATTATGAGATAGACTCCATATTATATTGGCGAGAGATTTTTTCCTACATTATATATAGTATAATTACCTATGCTTTTAGTTGGCAAAGAAGCAGAGCGGTACCGGAAGAAACAACAAGAGTTCGACTAAACTCTTGTTTGTTCCACCAATCAGTAGTTTGGTCGAACTCTATCAGGTCAGTAGTTTTCAAGCCATCAGTATCGCCGATATTGAACTGGATAATAACGCTGCTGCCTGATAGAACGACCTTATACACAAATGCTTCGAGGATTCTTTTTTTAGTAGTTTCTTCGTCATCAAAATAAAAACCATCAAGGAAAACTTGCAGACCTGCTTTTATCGCTTCAAGTGATAATGTAGGTCCTTTTTTATTGGCTGCAATTTCCATCTTTAAGTCAGCTTTTTGTGCTTCCAATTCGTCCAGTTTATCAAGCAGAGCTGTGGAGTCAGGTCTGTTGGCAAGAGCGTTGGTTATATTGTTTATCTGACGGGTAACATCTCTCAAAGCTTTTGTCTGGGCTTCTGTGGTCTCCTCTGCTGTGTTTTCGTTGTTTTGCAATATAAATAGCTTATTTGCTAAGTTATCAAGCTCTGTGGGTTCATTAAAGGTTGATTTTACTTGCTCGACAATAAAGTTTTCCAACTTCTCACGAGATATATTTTTTCTACATTTATTCTTACACTTGTAATAGTAATGCATGGTACCGGTTTTACTTGTGCCGCTGGTTCCCGACATTTTTTCGCCGCAAGCAGCGCAGTAAAGCTTTCCGCTTAATAAAAATTCACCCTTGGCGGTGTATGGTTTTTTCGTTGTTTTCATTTTCTTTTGCACCTTATAAAATAAACTATCATCCATAATTCTTGGTACTGCATTTTCAATCTCTGTCTCCCCATGAGTGTAAGTACCGATATATAATTTGTTTCTCAATATTCTTTTTATAGCGTCAGTCTTATATTCGTTTCCGGCAGGAGTTCTGATTCCATTTCTGGACAGGTACCTGCTAAGGGAAGCATAGTTATCTCCAGCTAAATACTTTTTATAAACCTCTACAACATATGGCGCGGTCTTCGGGTCTATCTCGAAGTCTTTGTCTTCTGTAATGATATATCCGAGAGGTTTTCTAAAGCCGCCGAGCCACTTGGCTTTCATTTCAGATTCACGCATTCCACGCTTTATCTTTCTGGAAAGCTCCTCTGAATAGTATTGCGCCCAGCCCTCCATGAGAGCTTCCATTAATATACCTTCGGGTCCATCAGGGATATTTTCGGCTGCATAGCATATCTTTATTCCAAGATCAGCCAGTTTCTTTTTATAGATAGCAGAGTCGTATTTGCTTCTTGAGAATCTATCTGTTGAATACACCACAAGTACGTCAAAAAGACCTTGTTCGGCATCGTTTATCATTCTTTGGAACTCAGGTCTTTTGTCCGTTTTTCCCGATATATGCTTGTCCGCATAGTGACCTATATATGAGAATCCTTTGTTTTTTATGTATTGTTCGCAGGTACGGAGCTGGCCGTCTATAGACTGATCTGTCTGGTTGGGGCCTGCTGAGTACCGTGCATATATTACTGCTCTTGTCATGTTGTTACCCCTAAAAGCGGGTATAAAAATACCCGGGTTGTAATTTCCGGTCGAGCATGATACAATTTGAGTGCGAATCGTGGTTGTATCATTACAGCCCTATACATTACCCTCACATTAGTGGGGGTTTTGTTTATTTATTTGTTATTTTTTAATTTTTTTTGAGCGTGCTCTAATTGTTTTATACCTTTTTTTGGGGTTGGAAGATCTTCAGGCATAGTACCACCAAGTTCGCCAATTGTTTGTCTAACTTTTTGTCCAACTTCAAAGTGTGTTTTATTTGCTTGAGCTTTATCAGAGATATTTTCTCGGCGTAATTTTTCATCTGTTTGAGTAGCACGGAAAAGATTTGCAGCTAATTCTGTACTTCCCATAAAATCAAGGATTTTATGGCTTTTTTTGAGCCCTTTTCGTGCGTGAATTTCTTTGTTTCCAAGTCCTCCATAAAGACCTTTGTATCCTTCGTTTTGAAAAATAGCATAATCGGCAGAACTTTCTACCCCAGCTGATTTGGCAGCTTCAGCAAGTGATTTATTATGTTCTATAAGCTCGTTACGAATAGCAAGACGTTTTTCGTCTTCTGACATATTTTTGAAAGTTTTACTTTCGGACAGATTTGTCATAATAACATCATGTAATGTTGATGTAGCCCATTTTCTGAATGCCGTAGCGCTTTTGGAATTAACTCTGTATCCTACTGCAATAATTGCATCAAGGTTATAAAATTGTAAAGTTCTTGAAACGTTTCTACCATTTTCATTTTGAACTACTCGAAATTTTCGAGTAGTTGAAGCTTCTTGCAATTCTTCGCTTTTGAAGATTTCTTGAAGATGATAGGCTATCGTATTGCTTTCTACACCAAATAGACCTGCCATAACTTTTTGAGTTGTCCAAAAAGTATCTTCTTCAAATTTGAATGGAAAAGTAGGGTGGTTTTCATCTATGCTATAGTAGACAATAAGGTCAGTAGGCATGGCTATTTTCCTCCTTTTTTAATCAGATTTTTTCTTCTCCTTCTTCATTAAACATGAAATAGCTATATATCCAATATCCCATAATATATTAAAGCATCTTTTAAGAATGCTTAATTGACGTTTAAATATTTTCATGCATTTTACATATATCGTTTGCAAGAAGCTATAATTTCATTAGCAAATTTATAAATGTCATCAATGCTATCAATGTCGTATCTGATAGGATTCTTATTTTCATCTGCAACAGTTATATACTTTACAGATGGCAATAAATATATTCTGCATATCCATTTTCTATTGTTGTCATCAAGTAGTATACCAAAATAACTTTCAGTATCTCTATATGTTATTCTATCGACATCTACTACTTGTCTTAATATTGCTTTTACAATGGCGTATGCTTCAAGCTCTCCAATAGTGGTATTAATTTTATTTTGTTGTTGCTCCTGTTCTTCTTCGGCGTGTCTTTCTTCCTCTGCCTCATTTTTTAATGCGGTCTTGAGCTTACTATTCATGAGGTCACTTATATATTGTTGTATTGCACGTTTTACAACAGGTGTAAATCTCTCAATGACTTTTTGATTTTTAATGCCATCATATATCCCATTAAGAACATATTTTACGAAGTCGGGAGAAGGTGAGTTAATTTCCGTTTCAAACCAGTCTTTTATAAGACGGCTATATTTAAGGGTTTCCGCAGAACTTACTATGCTATCGACATCAATAACCTCTTTAGTAAATTTCTTGATTTCAGCAATATCCCTATCTTTAAGATTCGTAATATCAATTGTAAGAAATGGGGTAGAGTCCATTTTATTTGGGGTTTCAAGGTCGGTATAAAATTTATAGATTATACCATTTGTTAGTATGCCAAACTTTGCATCTGTAGTGCCAAAATACCTAAAGAGCTGTGAGCCATGTTTATCAAGTTTTGTGTTGCAACTTTTACATTCTATCAATATGAGGGGAATGCTATCTATAAGGATTGCATAGTCGACTTTCTCGCCTTTTTTTATACCCACATCCGCTGTAAACTCAGGGACGAACTCAAGTGGATTAAAAATATCATATCCAAGTAGTTGGAAGAACGGCATAATCATTGAGGTTTTTGTTGCTTCCTCGGTTGCTATAGAATCTTTTAAATCTATAATCCTTTCTGTTAACTCGTTTAATTTTTCATTAAATTCCATGGTTTTTCTCCTTATATCTTTCTTCTTAATTCGATAACTATCCCTATTATGTATACAGGATTAAATTCATCTGTATAATCATATTTTTTTGGCTCATATTCCGGATTTATTGGTTGAAGCATAATTCCGTCAATTTCTTTAATTATTCTTTTTAGAGTAATTTAAAATGAAATAGCTATATATCTAAAACCCCATAATATATTAAAGCATTTTTAAAATGGAATGTCTTCATCTGCGATAACGTAAGTTACATCTGTTGTATCAATGGCGGTGGTAGTTTTATGAGTGTCATCTTTCACTTTTTCAATAAAGTCATTTTGCAGATATGTTGTCTCGGCACCACAGTAAGGACAATAACGGGCATTGCCAGGAAGCGGGTCAAAAGCATGTCCGCAATTCACAGGTTGGTTTGTGCATGTGTTTAAGATGTATGATCCACATATTGCACAGTACTCTGAATCGTTTTCAATTTCTTCATTTCTACAATTAGGACATTCGTATGGTCTTAACGACTCATTAAGCTTTACGCCAGGGTATTTCATGTATCCAGCTCCTTTTAATACGTAGTTGGGAGATATTAATCCTTCTGTTTCTATTTTTGTTCCACAAACAGGGCAGTAATTATATATCACGTTGACAGGTGCAAGGCATGAAAGGCAATAATGCTGTTCGTGACTTCTATTCCATCCTATTTGAGTTTGCTTATTTTGTGACAATATTTCTATTCGGTTTATATCGCCATGTTCCATATACTGATAAATTTCGTAATTAAGTGAAGATATTCTGTTTTGGATTACTGTTTCGGTCACATTGTATCTTTCCGAAAGCTCCTTGAGGGGAGGGGTTCCGTACCAGTTCCTTGCGTTTTTTTGTGATAGTGTTATATATGTTGGTATAAAATCTTTATAGGGTACTAAAAGTTCAGCAGCACCTTCGTTAGCTTGCCATTCAATAAACGGGTCTTGTTTTTTTGTTACGGTTTCAAAACAACTAAAACTTGTTCTATCTTGTAATTTTCTATGAGCTACTGTGTGAATAAATTCATGTGCGCAATCAAAGTTTTGTTCTACTTTTGAACGAAATTTATTTAGTAAAATTACATCATTTTTTGGATTAGACTTATCAAGAGAGGCAATCCCTCTTAAAGCTGGTGTTTTAAATGGTGCATATCCAATTTTTTTGCCCAATGATTCACGACAAAGGTATTGTGAATCAATAGGGTAGTCATTAAAAGTGATTTTAAGTTGATTGCGTATATTTTGCACTCTTTTATAAAGAGATTCTTTATCTATATAAGCAGACATATTCTACTTCTCACCTCTAAGCTCTTTGATCATTTTTATAGCTAATTCAATGTCTTCCGGGGGAATTTCTTCATCCTGAGCTTGTTTTGCGAAACTAAGGTATACGTCTTCAAGCTGAGGTGGTTTTTGTACATTTTCCATTGGTTCGTCCAGTCCCATAAGCCATGATGGATTAACATTTAATTTATCTGCAATAAGTTGTAATCTTTGTTTTTTTGGCTCAGCATATCCGCTAAGATATTGACTGATTGTGGACTGGGATATTTTGGTTTTATTGCACAAATCAACAGCTCTAAGTTGTCTAATCTCCAAAGCTGTTTTTAATCTATCTTTGAAGGGTTCTATTTTTTCTACCATGGTTTTAAGTCCTCCTGTATTTTCTTTATAATATCATATGAAAAACATACTTTCAAGGCATTAAATGAAACTTTCAAAAAATTAAAAAACACTATTGACATCTAACTTTCAAAATGGTAAAGTTAAGGTGAGGAGGTGAGATAGGAAAATGAAATACAATAAGCTAAGAGGAAAAATTGTAGAGGTCTATGGAAGTCAAAAATGTTTTTCAAATGAAATAAAGCTGTCAGAACAATCTATTACGGCTAAATTAAATGGAAGAAGTGATTTTTCACAGAGTGATATATTGCGGTGGAGTAATGCATTAAATATAACTCAAAAAGAAATAGGGATATATTTTTTTGAAAATTGACTTTCAAAACGGTAAAGAGAGGCGAGTTATGAAACTTCAGACAATAAAGCAAAACTTACCAACTAATATAGAAGATATTTCTAAATTTGTATTAGTCGGCAGAGAAAAATTGATAGCTGTTAGGGCAGAGATTAGAGCAATCGAGAAAGTAGAGCTTGCACAGGAAGTCAGAGATCAGAAAAGAGATGAGGCGAGAATGCTGTCAGAGGCGCTTTTGGATGCAGAGGTAAAGCTTGGGGAAATGCTGAAACAGATACCAAGATCTGTTGGAGGGAGACCCGAAAAAACTAAGCCCACTGGTGGGCAGAGTTTTCAGAAGCCAAAGCACGAAATAATCAAAGATCTAGGTTTCGAACGCCATCAAGCTCAACGCTTTGAAATCCTTGCAGATAATCCTGACCTTGTAGAACAAGTTAAGGTTGAAGCTCGTGAGAACGACGATTTGCCAACAAGGACGCAAGTTATCAATCTAGCAAAAGAACGAGCTCGAAGGGCAGAAGTGGAAAACGAGCAGATCGATAAGGACGCAGAAGTGTATGACAATTATAGAAAAATCTGTAACCCAATTATTGATCTTGAGAGCATTAGGTCTGACATGGAAAAACGAGGAGCGGTGTGCAGGATGGCACAAGTTACGCCTGACGGTTTAGATTCGGAAATCGAGTATCTAACTTTCAGAATACAGCTTTTAAATGACATTAGAAGCTATTTTTTAAATACGAAATTAAAAGGAGGTAAATAACAATGGGAAGAAGCAAATATCTTGATCCGAAAGCAAGAGAGAGAATCAATGAGGTTCTTGATTTTAGAGGTGAGATGTCTTTGGAAGAGATGGTTGAGCTTGTTATGCCACATATGGTATTTGATATTGATACCATGAAACTACAAACAACTAAAATGGTTTGCAGAAATATAGTAGCGAGCAGAAAAGACTGGAGTGGAGTAAGGACGACATTTGCAGTCAAGGAAAGCAAAGAATCTGTTTATGTTGATATCGATAATTGCAATGATGTTTACAGAGTCAGAAAAGTTGAAGAACTTCTTAAAGAAAAGGAACAGGGAATTGCAAAGTCTCGTATCAAGGCAAAGAATAGAAGGCTTGTGCTTGAAGGGCAGATAACAATGGATGAATATGTGAGTTCTAAATCCGAAGTAGGATAATTTATATCATATGCAACACAAAAAGGACAAGCAGAAAGGAGGATTTTAAGATGTTAGAAGTAGACACTACAGAAAGTGCCATTGTAGAAAACTATGCTTTAAAAGCGTTGTTAAAAGCTATTACTTTGTATTACGAAATGGAAGAAAAAAGGATAGATGAAATAACGAAGGAGCAACACCATGAAGATTAAAACAGCAATAATTACCATATGTATATTCGGCGTACTGGTAGTAATCGCGGCATACATACAGCGAGGCGAATGGGCAATTGGAGTAGAGTGGTTATTGCCGTTTGTAGCTGCGGCGGTAGTGCCGTTGAGGGAAAAGGAGAAAGAACAATGAAAGTGTATGAATTAATGAATGCCCTGTCTAAAGCGAATGCCGGTGCAGATGTGAAAATATCGTTTTCAATGACGGAAAGTGAATACGTAAAAGGAGATGCTGCCGACGTAGATCTGAGAGTATTTCGCAAAGAAATAGAAGATGTGGAGTTTGATGGGGACTGGAAAATATCAATCTACGCATGAAAAAGCACCCACATACGGAATTGCAGTTCCGTGGGTGCAAAACTAAAAACCTAATTAAATAATATCACAGGGGGGAAAAATGTCAATAGAAACAAAAATTACAAGCCTTGAGCTTGAGAATATCAAAAGGATAAAAGCTGTACAGATTATGCCCACAGAATCCGGTCTTACAATCGTAGGAGGGAAAAACAATCAGGGGAAAACATCCGTACTCGATGCAATCATGTGGATCCTCGGTGGCGATAGATATAGACCCAGCGAACCGTATAGGGAAGGCTCTGTTACGCCGCCATATGGCAAGATTACCTTGTCAAATGGTCTTGTGGTTGAGCGTAAAGGGAAAAATTCCGACCTTAAAGTAATCGATCCTTCCGGCAATCGTGCTGGACAGCAGCTTTTGAATGAATTCATAAGTCAGTTTGCTTTGGACTTGCCTAAGTTTATGAACGGTAATAACAAAGAAAAGGCAAATGCATTGCTTCAAGTAATTGGTGTAGGAGATAAGCTATATGAGCTTGAACAAAAGGAAAAAGAACTATATAACCAGCGAAGAACAATAGGACAGATAGCAGATCAGAAGAAAAAATATGTGGCAGAACTTCCTGTGTATCCGGAAGCACCATCGGAGTTGGTATCTGCGAGCGAGCTGATAAAGCAGCAACAGGAAATACTTGCCAGAAACGGAGAAAACCAGAGAAAGCGACAGCAGTTATCAGAGCTACAGGAAAAAGAATCATATCTGCAAAGACAGATAGAAAAGCTCTTGATGGAGCAGGCGGAAGTGAAAAAAGATCTGCAGATAGCCCAAACAGCAGCAAAAGATTTACAGGATGAATCCACAGAAGAGCTTGAAAGAAATATTGCCGATATCGAAGAAATAAACCGTAAAGTCAGAGTAAACCTTGATAAGGAAAAAGCTGAAATTGAAGCACAGGAATACAGCTCAAAATATGATGATTACACAGGACATATTGAAAGTGTGCGAAATGAACGCATGGAGCTTCTTTCCGGAGCAGATCTTCCTCTTGAGGGGCTTTCAGTTGAGGATGGGGAGCTTACATATAAAGGTTTTAAATGGGATAACCTCTCGGGAGCAGATCAGATGAAGGTGGGCGTTGCCATTGTAAGAAAACTGAACCCTAAATGCGGATTTGTGCTTTTAGATAAGCTTGAGCAGATGGATCTTGATACTCTTAATGAGTTCAGTGGCTGGCTTAAAAGCGAAAATCTTCAGGTCATAGCCACAAGGGTGTCAACGGGAGATGAGTGTTCCATCATCATCGAGGACGGCTATAGCAAGGAAAATACGGAGACATCTACAGGAACACCGATATGGAAGGCAGGTGAGTTTTAATGGATTATGAAATAACGGGCGGCATATGTAACGGTGCACAGAAAGTAGTAATTTACGGTCCTGAGGGGGTAGGAAAATCTTCTTTCGCTTCTCAGTTTCCAAGGGCTGTATTTATAGATACAGAAGGCTCGACAAAGAACATGAATGTGAATAGACTTCCAAGGCCTACGAGCTGGGCTATGCTGCTTGACCAGATTCAGTTTGTCAAAACCAAGCGTCCATGCAGTAGTTTAGTGATTGATACCATAGACTGGGCAGAGCAGCTATGTATAGAAGCTGTATGTGCAAAGTATGGAAAAGCCGGTATAGAAGATTTTGGATATGGCAACGGCTATGTATATGTGAAAGAAGAGTTTGGACGGTTTTTAAACAGGCTATCAGACGTTATTGAAGCAGGTATCAATGTGGTTCTTACAGCTCATGCACAGATAAGAAAATTTGAGCAGCCTGATGAAATGGGAGCATACGACAGATATGAGCTGAAGCTTGGTAAAAAAACGCAGTCGCAGACATCACCTCTTGTAAAAGAATGGGCGGATATGCTTCTTTTTGCAAATTATAAGACTGTATCTGTAGCAGTTGACGATAAAGGGAAAAAACATAAAGCACAGGGCGGAAAGCGTGTTATGTATACGACTCATCATCCTTGCTGGGATGCGAAAAACAGACATGGTTTCGCAGATCAGATAGAGTTTAATTATGCGGCAATAGCTCACTGCATACCGGATCTTATTACCGGAAGCAATGTAAACAATGTTCAGGAAGAGCAGGTATCGCCTCCGGAAGAAAATATAATGCCACAGCCTGTGGAAGAACAAACAGTACAGGAAAAAGCCCCTGAGCCATCGGGCAGCTCGCCAATAAAGCAGCTATATGATCTTATGGAACAGTTTGGTGTATCCAGAGAAGAAATTCAATGGGCGGTATCAACTAAAGGATATTATCCAAAGAGCACTCCAATAGAGCGATATGAAGAAAACTTTATTGCAGGGGTACTGGTAGGAGCATGGAAGCAGGTAAATGACATGATAGTTGAAGAAAGAATAAATGGAATACCATTTTAAGGAGGAACGCAATGGAAAATAATAATATACCTCAGGGTTTTACAGAAGATGTTAATGCACCGGCATTTGAAGAAGGGGAACTGGGCTGGGATGACGAAATACAAAAGGATCATGAGCCTCTTGTAGTAGTTCCGGAAGGAGATTATGACTTTGAGATAGTTAAATTTGAGAGAGGGCGTTTTGAAGGCTCTGAAAAAATGCCGGCTTGTAACAAAGCTACGGTTTATCTAAAGGTTGTAACGCCTGACGGAAAAGAAGGTCTTGTGAGGCATCAGATGTTATTACATACAAAAACAGAATGGCAGCTTACAGATTTCTTTACTGCAATAGGCTACAGGAAACGAGGCGAGCGATTAAAAATGAACTGGGGAATAGTTGTCGGTTCCATAGGCCGGGCGAAAATAGGAGTAAGAAAATACAACGGAAATGATTATAACGAGGTTAAGAAGTTTTACGACCCCGATGATTCACCTCAGATGCAGCAGACCCCGCAGCAGACAACTTTCACGCCGGGAGCGTTTTAAGCCATGGCTATGCAGTTAAGACCATATCAAAAGGAAGCCAAGGAAGCAATCATGCAGCAATGGGATGAAGGCGTTAAAAAAACTTTACTGGTGCTTCCGACAGGATGCGGAAAAACAATAGTGTTTACAAAACTTGCTGAAGAGCTTGTCAAGCGTGGCGATAGGGTGTTAATTCTTGCTCACAGAGGAGAGCTTTTAAGTCAGGCTGCAGATAAACTGAAAAAAGCGACAGGACTCATGTGTGCAACCGAGAAAGCAAATGAGTCCTGTCTTGGAAGTTGGTTTAGGGTAGTAGTGGGATCTGTACAGAGCATGATGCGCGAAAAAAGGCTTAGTCAGTTTCCACAGGATTATTTTGATTCTATCGTTGTGGACGAAGCACACCACTGTATATCCGACAGTTACCAAAGGGTACTGGGGCATTTTACAGATGCTAAAGTTTTGGGAGTAACTGCTACACCTGATAGAGGAGATATGAAAAATCTAGGGCAGGTATTTGAGACACTGGCATATGAATATACGCTTCCAAGGGCAATAAAAGAAGGATATCTTTGTCCGATCAAGGCACAGACAATACCTTTAAAACTGGATTTATCCGGAGTAAGTACGCAGGCAGGTGACTTTAAAACTTCAGATATAGGTTCAGCACTGGATCCATATCTTGAGCAGATAGCAGAGGAAATGGCAAAGGTTTGTCACGACAGAAAGACTGTTGTTTTCCTGCCACTTATTAAAACCAGTCAGAAGTTTTGCAGTCTTTTAAATGAGAAAGGATTTTCGGCGGCTGAAATAAATGGCGGAAGTGACGACAGAACAGAAGTTTTAAAAGATTTTGATAACGGTAAATACAATGTGCTTTGTAACTCTATGTTGCTTACAGAGGGGTGGGACTGCCCATCAGTTGACTGTGTAGTCGTACTAAGACCAACAAAAGTCAGAAGTCTTTATTGCCAGATGGTAGGAAGAGGTACGAGACTCTCTCCTGAAACGGGAAAAACAGAACTCCTGCTTTTGGACTTCCTCTGGCACACAGAGCGCCATGAACTTTGTCATCCGGCGCATCTGATATGCGAATCTGAGGAAGTTGCAAAGAAAATGACCGAGAATATGGAAGAGGCCGGACATCCGATAGACATAGAGGAAGCAGAAGCACAGGCGGAAAGTGATGTTGTGGCTCAGCGTGAAGAAGCTCTTGCAAAGCAGCTGTCACAGATGAGAAACCGGAAAAGGAAGCTTGTAGATCCTCTGCAGTTTGAAATGAGCATACAGGCAGAAGACCTGGCGAGCTATACGCCGGCTTTCGGATGGGAGATGGGACCGCCTTCTGAAAAGCAGACAAAAGCACTTGAGAAGATGGGAATCCTTCCTGATGAAATTGAATGTGCAGGTAAGGCAGCAAAGATATTAGACAGACTGGAAAAAAGAAGACAGGAAGGCCTTGCAACGCCTAAACAGATTAGAAGGCTTGAGATGTATGGCTTTAAACATGTTGGAACATGGCGTTTTGAGGATGCAAGTAACATGGTAAGCAGAATTGCTGCAAACGGATGGAGAGGTGCTCCCAAAGGGATTGATCCACTAACTTATGTACCACCTAAAAATGGCGGAGAAGCAGAATGGAAAAATATAATTTAACAGATTTAATTGAATATATAGATCCAAGAGACCTTTCGTATGAACAGTGGCTTGCTGTTGGAATGGGACTTAAGGAAGATGGGTACACTGCTGCCGACTGGGATAGATGGAGCAGACGAGATGGGGGCAGATACCATGTCGGTGAATGTGAAAGAAAATGGAACAGTTTTCAGGGAATGGCAGGAACAAAGATTACCGCAGGTACAATCGTTCAGATGGCAAAGGATAACGGCTGGCAGCCCGACAGAGGTATAGAGCTTGACTGGGATTCGGAGATAGGCGAAAAAGATGATCTTGTTGTAGTAAATCATGAATGGCTGGAAGCACAGGAAGTTTGCGAACCTGAAAAGTGGGAGCCTGCAGGTGAAGTCATAAAATATCTGGAAACAGTATTTGAGGCAGGCGAAAACGTAGGATATGTAACGGAAAGCTGGGAAAAGGACGGCAAGTTTTTACCTAATAAAGGATCCTGGGACAGAACCGCAGGAGAGCTCATTAAGCTTTTAAGCACCTGTAATGGAGATATAGGGGCGGTTCTTGGGGATTACAGACCGGAAGCAGGGGCATGGATAAGATTTAATCCATTAGACGGAAATGGCTGTAAAAATGAAAATGTTACTGAGTTTAGATATGCTTTGGTGGAATCTGACAGCATGGACATTGATAAACAAAATGCCATCATAAGAGAGCTTGAATTACCGGTGGTCATAATGGTACATTCCGGGAAAAAAAGCCTTCATGCAATTGTTAAGGTTGAAGCAAAGGATTATGACGAATACAGAAAGCGTGTTGATTATCTGTATAAGGTATGTAAGAAGAACGGCCTTCAAATAGATAGTCAGAATAGAAATCCATCAAGACTTTCACGTCTTCCCGGGGTAATTAGGAATGGTCACAAACAGTACATAGTGGCTTCAAATATAGGAAAAAATGACTGGAACGAATGGTATGAATGGATAGAGGGGGTAAATGATGATTTGCCTGAACCTGAAAGCCTCACAGATACATGGAGCAATTTGCCGGAGCTTTCACCATCTCTTATTGAAGGGATACTTCGTCAGGGGCATAAAATGCTTGTTGCAGGTCCTTCAAAAGCCGGTAAGTCATATGTACTCATAGAGCTTGTAATTGCGATTGCAGAAGGCAAAAAATGGCTTCAGTGGCAATGTGCAAAAGGTAAGGTGCTATATGTAAATCTGGAACTTGACAGAGCAAGCTGTTTACATAGATTTAAGGACGTATATGAAGCCCTCGGATGGGCGCCTGACAGTCTTTCTAACATAGATATATGGAACTTAAGGGGAAAGTCTGTACCGATGGATAAACTCGCTCCTAAGCTTATCAGAAGGGCTGCAAAGAAAGATTATATTGCCATAGTGATAGACCCTATATACAAGGTTATAACGGGGGATGAAAACAGTGCGGATCAAATGGCGCATTTTTGTAACCAGTTTGACCTTGTATGCCATGAACTGGGAGCAGCCGTAATATATTGCCATCATCACAGTAAAGGCGGACAGGGACAAAAGCGGTCGATGGACAGAGCTTCAGGTTCCGGGGTATTCGCAAGAGACCCTGATGCGCTACTGGACCTTATAGAGCTTGAAGTATCAGACGATTTAAGAAAGCAAAAAGAAAACGATATGATATGTCAGCTCGCAATGAAATATCTCGAAAAGCACAATCCTTCATGGGAAGATTATGTAGGACAAGATGATGTTTTTTCCGCTAAAACGATGGACGAAACGTGCGTAAGGCTTTTACAGGCAGATGTTTACAAGGAATTTGATGCAGAGGCAAGGACAACGTGCGTAAAGGCAAAATGGCTTACGGCGTGGAGAATAGAAGGAACGTTAAGAGAATTTCCGAAGTTTGCTCCTGTAAATTTATGGTTTAATTATCCGGCACACAACGTGGATTATTTCGGAGCTTTGCAGGATATAGACCCTGAAAGTGATAACAGAAAAAATACATGGAAGCAAAATTTTAATAAGAAAAAGAGCCCTGAAGACCGAAAAAAGGAAAGTAAAGAGGCTGTTGAAACGGCATTTGAAGCCTGTAAAATTGATGAAAAAATTACAGTAAAATCTATGGCGGAATATATGGGTGTGAGTGAAAAAACTGTCCGAAGAAAGTTAAATGAGCACGGTAAATTTTTAATAAAAGACGGTGTTGTAACAGAGGGACAGTAGGGACAAAAGCTCGACTTTGTCCCTGTCCTTATCAAGGGACAAAAAGAGAAAAATACCGACTTTGTCCCTGTCCCTTACGACAGTATATATTATATATATAGATTATATCGCGCGCCCGTAGTAGTACATTAGAAACTATAGATAGTAATATGTATACAGTAACTGTAAGTTACGTGAGGTGTTTGTCCCGCTAATGCTGCGGGGACAAACCCTCGTAACTGGTAACTGAGGCGAAAGGAGATTGAAAATGAAAAAGAAAAAAAGTGAAAATAAATACTGGGAAAGTGAAGACGGTGAACTTATTGAATTTGGACATAGCTTTATGCGTTGCTATGATGCTGTGGGGAAATTACAATTTGGAAACACTTTCTTTGATTCAAAAACCGGAGAGAAAAAATATCTTGTAAAATTCGTTTTGGATCGAAAGGAACTCTTAAACAGTAATGAGGGTGTCAGCTATTTGCAGCAGACTCTTGATGAATGGGAGAAAGATTATGAGAATTGAATTTTTTATGCCAATGATACCGCCGACAATCACACATCAGGAAAAGAAAGTGCACGTTGTTTGTGGTAAGCCGATATTTTATGAACCAGAGGAACTTAAGGCAGCGAGAAACAAGCTGGAGGCTCATCTGGCAAAGCATAAGCCGAAAGAAAAGTGCAGAAACGGTATTGAACTGGTGGTTAAGTGGTGTTTTCCCAGAGGTAAACACAAAGACGGAGAATATCGTATAACAAAGCCTGATACAGATAATCTTCAAAAGCTTTTGAAAGATTGCATGACAAAAATTGGATTTTGGGAAGATGATGCTCAGGTATGTTTGGAAATCGTGGAAAAGTTTTGGGCAGAGATTCCAGGAATTTTTATATCAATTAGGGAGTTAAAAATATGAGAATTTTTATATCCGGTAAAATGACCGGTCTTGATAAGAAAGAATATATGGGCAAATTCAATGCAGCAGAAAAACGCCTAAGAGGAGAAGGACATGAGGTAATAAATCCGGTAACGGTAGACGCATATGGTCTTGATTATGAAAAATCTATGGCTATAGATTTAATCCTTTTAGAATCTTGTGATGGTATATATATGCTGGATAACTGGAAGGAAAGTAAAGGTGCGAGGATTGAAAGAAATCATGCTATGAGCATGGGTATAATTATTCTTTATGAAAATCAGCCTGTTTTCCAAAAATTCACGGATTCAATAAGATCGGTCACTGAAAAAATAACAGAGGTAGCAGGCATATGACTTTATGGATATCCGTAACAAACGATAGATACGAGCTCCCCTGCATAATCAAAGATACGGCAAGCCAGCTTGCCACAGCGTATGGGATAAGCGACAGCAATCTGCATCAAAGCATGAGAGATGGAAGAGCGTATAAGAAGTTTGGTGTGAGGTTCGTGAAGGTGGAGGTTCGGGATGACTAATAGCTGTTTTTAGAGGAGAGAGATGGAAAATGACTGAATTAAAATCATCGAGCAAGATGAAGATGAGATAGTGAAAGGGTGGTAGAGTGGCAAAACCAAAGACATTGATTTCATACCGATACTGCGATGAGCCCATGGCACGAAAGAAAGGACTGATTGGAAAGAAGCGCACGAATCTACCCAGATGCCAAAAAGACTGCAAAACCTGTATGGCGTGTATAGAAGTAGATATGGACGGGGAGAAGCAGCATGTGAGGATTGAGAGGGGTTAATATGAGAGACTACAAACTAAAGAGTAGTGACTTACCGTCACACGTATATGCACAGGTCATAGCCATTGTCAGGGGCTACGATAGCATGAAAAATGAATATGACGCCGTTTTATATACAAGCCCTGATCCGCCGGACGGGCAGCCAAGAGGAACAGTGAATCCCGATACGACATCAAGGGAAGGTGTGATAAGGGCGGATATATCTCAAAAACTTGAAGCTGTAGAGCAATCAATACTTATCGTTCCGGAAGATTACAGACAGGGAGTATGGGAGAATGCGGTTTATGGGATTCCTTATCCTACAGGATCTCACCGCACAACATATTGGAGATATAAGGCAAAGTTTTTCAGAGCCATAGCGAGACGTATGTATTGGATTTAGTACAAAATTTGCAACATTGGGGCAACGATTGCAACCACGGGGCAATGATTTTATGATATTATGGTAGTGTGAAAAATTGAAGGTGATAGGTAATGCTTTCATATTTGTCCTCCTTTGTTAGATGAGTGCCAAGAGACTCCCGGTGTGGGAGTTTTTTTGGTCAAAATCATTGACATAACGCTCCTTAAGTAATACAATGTATTACAAAAGAGAGGTGACAAGAATGGCAATATCAATAAGACTCAATAAAGCAGAAGATGAACTTATTAGAGGGTATGCGGAAATGCACGGGTTATCGGTATCAGAGTTTATGAGAAAGTCGGCATTAGAAAAAATCGAAGAAGAACTCGATTTGAAACTCTTTGAGGAAGCCTTTGAAGACTTTAAGAAGAACCCTAAAACTTACACTCTTGATGAAGTGGAGAAAGAACTGGGGGTTCGATAATGTATCGGGTAGTTTTTACGGATAAAGCTCTAAAAACATTGAAAAAATTTGACAAGAATGTGTCTCGAATGATTTTATCTTGGATAAGGAAAAATCTTGAAGGGTGTGACGATCCTCGCAGGACCGGAAAAGCATTGACTGGGAACTATGCAGGCAGGTGGCGATATAGAGTCGGCGATTATCGTATTATGGCTGAGATTTCAGATGAGACCATTACAATATATGTTGTTAACATAGGACATAGAAAAAATATTTATTAGAGACGGACAACACCGTCTCTTTTTATATACCGTAAAAGGAAGGTGAAGCCTGATGGCAAAAGGAAAATATGAATACTGGATAACGTCTGAGGAAAATATAAAAGAACTAAAAAAAGAACCAAGATACATATTTATAGGAAATGAAAAAGAATTTGAAGATAATATATCAGAAAATATCGAAGAGATTTGTCAAGGCTTGCGATTACCACCCATTAAAAAAATAGGTAGACAGAAAATGATAAATATTGATAATTTTTATATAAAGCCGGACATCATGATTCGCCATATAGATGGAACCATGACTGTATTTGAAGTTAAAAAGATAAATGAAAAATATCCATCAACAGGAACATCTAACCAAATGGGTGGGATTGGTCAATTGTTATTATACAAAACCGTATTAGAAACCATTATTGACGCGCCAGTAAGAGCAGGACTAATTGACAATAAAATTTATTACAGAACTTATTGTGCATTTTTAAAACATAGATTACCAATTGCGTTAATGGATTTTCAAAAGGACAGGATATTTGTACCATACAACGGATGGGACGTGATTCAATGCTGACGGAACAAAGAAAAATTTTTATAGAAGAGTACTTGAAACTTCATTGCAAGAACGCAACCCAAGCAGCAAAAAATGCCGGATATTCTGAAAGAACGGCACATTCACAGGCTTGTGATATTCTGAAAGATTCTGAAGTTCAGGGATATTTAAAAATGCGTAAAACTCAGATAGAACACGAGTTAAGAGAGGAATTTATTTTTGAAGCTCAGGAAGCATTTCACGTGATGAGTAAAATAATGAAAAATTCCGAGGCAAGAGATATTGATAGAATAAGTGTGGCCAAAGACTTTCTCGACCGTGCCGGTTTCAAACCAATGGAAAAAATCGAACTCTCGAAGCCGATAGATGAAACCATAAAAGAACTTGAGGCATTCTTTGATGAATAGAGAGGATATAAAATACCTGCTAAAAAAACAGCCTTACAAGATAGGACATTTTGTAGGGTTTAAAGATCTGACCGAACTTCACAACAGGTGGCTTCGGTCTTTTTTATACAGCAAAGACGATATTACGTTGTTGGCACACAGAGGATCGTACAAGACAACGGTCCTTTCCTTCTTTCTGGCTATTCATGCGGTAATAAAACCAAACGAAACAGTCGACTTTTTTCGAAAGACTGACACGGATGTCACAGAGGTCATAAATCAGACTGCAAAAATACTTAAAACCGGAGTCATGGGAGAGATTGTAAAAATACTCTACGGAACGGACCTCATATTGGAAAAAGAGACAGCCAACGAGATACATACAAATCTATGCACATCGACCAAGGGAGCAAGTCAGATTCTTGGACTGGGTATAACAACATCCATCACGGGAAAGCACGCAGACATTGTTGTAACGGATGATATCGTAAATATAAAAGACAGAATAAGCAAGGCAGAGCGGGAAAAGACAAAGCTTCAATACATGGAACTTCAAAATGTAGTAAATCGGGGTGGTCGTTTCATAAACACCGGCACGCCGTGGCACAAAGAAGATGCTATATCATTAATGCCGAACGTGCAGAAGTACGATTGCTACTCTACGGGTCTGATATACAGAACAAAGCTGGAACAACTGCGTAAGTCTATGTCGGACAGTTTGTTCGCTGCGAACTATGAGATGAAACATATCGCTGACGCGGACGCTATGTTTACAAGCCCCAAATTTACAGATGCGACAAGGCTTATATATGGCGGCCTCGCCCATATAGATGCGGCTTATGGCGGAGAGGATTCAACAGCGTTTACGGCGTTTAAAAGACAGTCTGACGGATCTCTTGTGGGCCTTGGCAAGCGTTGGGAAAAGCATGTAGATGATTGCATACCCGAGATAGTGCAGATACATAAAAGACTGCGACTTGGCTCCGTGGCCTGCGAAAAGAATGCAGATAAAGGATATCTGGCAAAGGAGATAAAGAAGGTTGGATTGCCTCCTTTTTTATATTCAGAAACAACAAATAAATATATAAAAATATCAACATATTTAAGAAAAGAATGGGCAAATATCAAATGGCTTGAAGAAACGGACCCTGAATATATAAACGAAATCTTAGATTACACGGAATTTGCAGAACATGATGATAGTCCAGATTCTGCAGCCAGCCTATTGAGACGTATGGAAACAAAGATAAGATATAATCCTGTGAATGGAGGACTTTGATGTTTAGAATAGCAAATGATGAGGATTTGGGAATAATGGAGCTTGGTGAGTATATAAGCAAGCACGAGAGTGAAGTAGCTAAACGGTATAAACCGCTTATAGATGCCTATAAAACGAATTATCCTATTTTTAGGCAACCACCAAAACCTGATTTTAAACCAGATAAAAGGATTGCAGTAAATTTTGCAAAATACATAGTTGATACCATGAACGGTTTTTTTATAGGGGTGCCAGTGAAGGTTTTATGTGATGAAGATGAGACAATTGCAAATTATGTTGAATATCTTAATGGGTATAATGACATGGATGATAGCAACGCTGAGCTATCCAAATTTTGCGATATTTATGGCAAAGGTTATGAAATGTACTATGTGGATGAATACGGTAGTATCGGGATCACCTATGTATCGCCGATGGAGGCGTTTATGATTTACGATGACTCAGTTCTTGAACGCCCGAGGTATTTTGTACGGCTATATATAGATGCAGATGATGTTATGCATGGCAGTGTTTCAGATAGTAACGTTGTAAGATATTTTTCAATGGAAGGTGGTCTGCACTGGGAAAAATATGAAAAAATACATGGGTTTGATGATGTTCCAGCGACGGAATATCGGGAAAACGAAGAAACAATCGGCATATTTGAACCGGTTCTTACGATGATAAATGAATATAACGAAGCCGTTAGCGAAAAGGCGAATGATGTTGCTTATTTTGCAGACGCTTATATGAAAATTTTGGGTGCCAAGGTTGAAGATGAGACGTTGAATCAAATAAGAGACAATAGGATAATCAATTTTGAAGGTAATGATATTTCTGATCTCATTGTTGATTTTCTACAGAAGCCGGACGGTGATACCACTCAGGAACACTTGCTCGATAGGCTCGAACGCCTGATATTCCAGATATCCATGGTGGCGAACATTTCAGATGAGAATTTCGGGACTTCGTCAGGAATTGCGATGAAATATAAATTACAAGCCATGAGTGATCTTGCGTTAACTAAACAACGCAAGTTTACAAGCAGCATGAATCGTCGCTACAAGATTATATTTAGCAATCCAGTATCAGGGATGAAAGCTGATGACTGGGTAAAGCTAACATATCAATTTACTCAGAACATACCATCAAACCTCCTTGAGGAAACGCAAATAGCGGCGCAACTTACAGGAATAGTAAGTCAGCCGACACAGCTTAAAGTGCTTAGCGTAGTAGATAATGTGCAGCAAGAAATAGAGCGCCTGAAAGAAGAACAAGACAAAGAAGGATATATGACCGATTATTCGACAAACAGAACAGTAGAAGGAGACATGGATGTCATACTGGACGAACAGGCAAAAACAACTGAAGAAAACGGCTGAAAAGGACGAGGAAAAGCTAAAAAAGCGGCTCTCGTCCTTTTATGATTCTGAATTTAAAAGGCTTGATAAAGAAATAGCTGCATATTTTACGAAATACGGAGAAGACAATGTGATAGAGTATCGAACGCTTATGCAGAATCTTTCTGATGAAGATAAACGGCTTTTAATTGAGCAAATGGATGAGTTTGCGAGGAAATATCCTCAATATGCAGATTTAATGCCGATTAGGGAGTCGATATATAAGCTTGATAGGCTTCAGGGCCTGCAGTATTCTGTTTTTATGGCACAGTCAAAGATTGCAGGCTACACCAATGAACAGGTGAAGCAATACGAGACGAGCCTTGCACACAAAGGTTTAAATTACGCAATGGAAACACTGGGATTTGGGAAGAACTTTTATTCCATTAATGCTGACATAGTAAAACAGTTTGTTGGTGTCCCATGGAGTAATGGCGAAAATTTTTCAACTCGCATATGGAATGATACGCAGAAGCTGGCTAACTATTTAAATCAGGACATGGCACAGATGCTTGCAAGAGGAGACGGCTATAACAAGATAGTCCAAAATTTAAAAAAACGGTTTGACAGAGTGAATAGGAATAACGCTTATCGGCTTGTGTACACAGAAGGCACATACGTCATGGCAGAGAGTACTATACAGCCATTTACGGAAGATTTTGAACAGTACAGGCTTTCTCCGGTACTGGATGGCAGGACGTGTCCAATATGCAGAGGATTACAAGAGCGGACGTTCAATATCACAGATAGAAAGCCGGGCACAAATTTCCCTCCCATTCACCCGTGGTGCCGTTGCAGCTTTGAGATTGTGGTCGATGATTGGGACGCATGGATGGATAATTACGAAAAAACACACACTAAAAAACAGGCTAAAACCATTGAAAATCGTTTACGCGAAGATGATAAGCATGGTATAATAACAGTACATAAAAGCCTTGGTGCAGCAGCGAAACGATATGGTGTGAAATTGGTTGACGGGCAGGGACATACAAGACTTGCCGAGGGTCAGACGGTAACAGGTAAGACGTTTGCCGGTAAAGGGACCAATACGGAGATAAGAGACCGGTTCAGGCTCGAAAGCGACTACCACATTCCCGCCAATGAATGGGAAAAAGTGAGCGGGGAAGGATATGTTATGGTAGACGGGAAAAGGGTTAAAGCCGAGTTGCACTGGTATGAGGCAGATGGGGAAATTTACGAAATGAAAATCAAGAGGTATATCGATGAAGGTTAAATATATAAACAAATCAGATGTCTCCCTCACCAATGGAAAAGTATACGAAGTGATAGCTGTTGAACGGGGCTGGTATAGGATTGTAGATGACACCGATGAGGATTATCTTTTCTCACCAGAAGAGTTTGAGGTGATGGAGGAATAGAATGGCAAATGCCGAAAAGACTGGGCGTCAATATTTTAATTTGGAACGTACTCGGGTGCCCTTGGGCCCCGGGTCTTTTATTGGGAGGAAAACATGAAGGTAAAAATTTTAGGTACAGAATATAAAATAAAGCACGTCAAGGCAGACGAAGCAAAGGTAGGGGACGCTGACGGCTATCATGAGCCATACAGCAAAGAAATTGTGCTCGTGGATATTCCAAAATCCCCTGAAATGGTAGACAACATAGAAGAATACAAGAAAAAGGTTCTTCGGCATGAGATTACCCATGCGTTCCTACATGAATCTGGCCTTGCAAGTAATGCTGAGTGGGCGCGAAACGAGGAAATCGTGGATTGGATCGCCTTGCAGTTTCCAAAGCTGCTTGACGTTTTCCAGGAGACCGAGTGTATATGATAGAGCTAACAGATAGAACAATAGATGAATTTATAAGCGCTGACAAGGCGCTTGTTTTATTATCAGCTTCCTGGTGCGGTCATTGTGCTGCGGCCATGGAGGATATGCGAAAGTTCGAAGCAGAAACAGACATTTCCTGTGGTTGGGTTAATGTCCAGCAAAATCGAAAAACATTAATAGAATATTTTGGCCGGGGAATCCCCGATTTTTTATTATTTAAAAAAGGGCATGTCGTAAAGAGGGCGCGAGGAACTGGTGACCTGATGGACGTGTTCGGCGATTTGATAATCACGCCTGAAAGGCGCTGATATATAAAAGCATACACTAAAGCCACGGCGCGGACGCTGGCC